TTAATAAACAATTTTTATCCAGTCTTTGCCCCTGTCGTCATGATATCGAGCCGTCTGGTTAGGCGATTTATGGCCTAGCAGTTTCTGAGTATCGATTCCTTGGACTTCATACAGACGTTCTGCCAGTGAGCGTTGTTCGTGAAAAGTTGCCGGCGTACCGTCCCCCCATTCAATCTCTGCTTTATCCCGTGCTTTGCTGAAATTCATCGTGATGGTGTTGGACTTTACCTGTGCGCCACGTTCTGCTTGTGATGTTGCCCGGAAAAAGTGAACCATATAGGGGCTGACCGCATAATCACGGCATCTGGCAACAACATCCCGAAGACACCAACCTATAGCATTAAGGCGCAGAGAAAGAGGAATTGCGATTTTGCTCCCGGTTTTTTCCTGAATGACATGGAGATGATCATCCCAAATATCGCTAAATTTCATACGCGAGATATCACCTAACCGCTGGCCAGTCACCAGTGCTAACAGCATAGCATTCCCCATATACTGATGTTTTTTATCCGCGATATCGAAAATCTTCTGCCACTCGTCGAGGCTAAGTCGTTGTCTGGTAATCTTGCGCCTGGGCTGTTTAGTAGCAAGGGCAGGGTTGTGACCAGACGGCACTTCACCGTAGTGTTGGGCCTCTTTGAATACATCGATCAGAACTGAGCGAACAACTTGCGCCATTCTTGGTTGGCCAGCAGATAGATACTCTTCAAGAATTTGAGCAATATCCCTGACATCAACAGAAGATATCAGTTTCATTCCCACACGTTCTTTGAGAAGTGCAACTGGCTTGGCTTTTTGTTTATATGTATTCTCCTTGATATCACCTGAAGCGAATCTTTCCTCCTGAATTTTCCAGTATCGCTCAAGCCAGGTAACAGTCGTAATTGCTTTACCCTTGCTGGTAGCGATTCGATCGCTAATAGCCAGTACCTGTCTTGAACGCTGCTCAGCAAGTCTTGCGTTTGCCTCAGTAGCAATTGCTTTAGCCTCAACTTCATCAGTACCTAGGCTGTGAAATTTCCCCGTTACAGGGTGCTTGTACCTCCAATACACTTTATTGACCTTCCGACTGTATAGTGGATAGAGGTTAGGTATTGATACATTATTTTTACGTGGTCTCGCAGCCATCGCTGAGGATCCTTTGCAATTTTGGTGAATCAGATTTCTTGATAACCGGCGCAGCAAGTTTTCCAACCAATTCTGCATCCTCCCTCACTCTCCAGAGCCTACCTTGTTTCATAGCTGGTGGAGAAAAGAGGTTTTGCTTAGCGTAACGGCGCAATGTCGAGACGCTAGGTGGATTACTTCTGTATTTATCAGTTGCCCATTCTTCAAGAGTTAACATCTGAATCATGCGTCATTCTCCATATAACCCAGCTGCACCCGGGTTTTAATATCAAATATTCGTACGGTTCTGCGCTGCCGTGTATACCGCTATTTTCAGCAGATTAAATCAGTTAACTTTTCCTACGACTCACGGCTTAGAAGTCCGTTGCTCTCTTTAAGCTAACATCGCAACTGGAAGCGCGCTCCGGTAGTTTTGGATTAACGACTGACCATAAAGGTTAAGGGACAGAACGCGCTTTCATGTTGAGCCCTGAAAAAGGCTGGCGGTTACCGGACAAACGGGAAAACACCGGGCCGCCAGAATAGTGATACAAGGCATTTGTTATCTTCATCAAACGTACCAATGATTACGTTTGATGATTTTAAATGTACCTTTAGTTACTTTTTAGGTCAAGCGGACAATGTACTTTATGTTACCTTTGGGAATGTAAAAAAGCCGAGGCTATGCTCGGCTCTTAATTTTGAAGGGGTTAGATGTTTTGAGTGATTTGTACAACTTTTCCAACAATGCGACAGTTGCCATCAATTTGGATTGGCTTAAATAACGGATTCAGTGGCATTAGGTATGAGTAGGGGCTATCCCAAACTAATTTTTTAACCGTTGCTTCTGATGTCCCATCCAATATAGCAACGACTATTTTCCCATATAGATCATCAAGCTGCCCATAATGAGGCTCGACTATTACAATAGAACCTTCAGGTATAGATGGAAGTCCTTGCGGGTTAGTCATCGACTCCCCGCGGACTACTAACCCAAACGCTTCATCCGATACATTTGCAGTTGTTTGAGTCCAGGAAATCACGTCTGTAAGTCTTGAGCAGGCATAGCTGTCCGTCCATAAACCAGCTTGAACTGCCGATATGATCGGTACAGCTACAGGGGGGTTCAAAAAAGGCACGACGCGCGTGTCGTCAATGGCCTCATCACCGCTTCCATAGAGTATCCACTCTGGTGTTGTTGATAGAGCCTGAGCCAACTGGTGAAGGTTCTCACCATCAGGCTTTGTCGTGCCGTTTTCCCATTTTGTAACCGATACACGGCTTACACCAAGCTTTTTAGCCAGTGCTAATTGGGTTATATCCAGCTGGATTCGTCTGGATCTGATGCGGTCTTTCATCTCTGTTTTCATGTAACCAATGTTACACCCTTTACCTGTAACTGTTGTTTGCTATTTAATGTACCTTTTGTTACCTTTAGTTCATTCATAACACCGGAGGAACTATGTATAAGTCCGAAGTCGTAAAGCATTTTGGCGGTATCTCTAAAACCGCTGTTGCTTTGAATATCTCACACCCTGCCGTATGTCGTTGGGGAAAGGTCATCCCTGAGAAGCAAGCCTTCGTAATAGAGAGAATTACTAATGGGAAACTTAAGTATGACGCATCCCTATATCACAAGGTTACAGGCGTATCTGCTAACCAGTAACCACAGGAAAAAGGAGTAAGCCGTGGGTAACGAACCTATTTGGAAAGTCGAACGTCAGCCTTCTTGGCTGGTGGTAGCGATTAAAAAAACGATTACCGATCTGCATGGTGGATATGCTGAGGCGGCGGAATGGTTGGGTGTGACAGAGAACGCATTGTTTAACCGCCTTCGCGTTGATGGTGACCAGATCTTCCCACTGGGCTGGGCAATGGTTTTACAACGTGCTGGTGGTTCAACTCATATCGCTGATGCCGTTGCGCGCCATTCTCAGGGCGTATTTGTACCGCTGGCAGATGTTGATGATCTGGATAACGCCGATATCAACCAGCGCCTGATGGAGTCCATCGAATGGATAGGTCGTCATTCTAATTTTGTGCGTAAAGCCACGGCTGATGGGGTAATTGACGCAGATGAGCGTGCTCAGATTGAGGAAAACAGCTATCAGGTTATCGCGAAGTTCCAGGAGCACGTAACGCTTCTTTATCGAGTTTTTTGTGTCGCTGAAAAGAGTGACGCCCGCGAGTGTGCAGCTCCGGGCGCCTTGGCGAACAACTCTTCGAGTATGGAGAAATAATCCGCATGAGCAGTTTAACGGCTTTTAACCGTCTACCGCAACTCAGGATGATCCCGGTTTCGGGTACTCCGTTATTTCGGTATGAACGCAGATTATCAAACCGCTGGGTTCCGTGTAACCACAGTAGGGCGGTTTCAATTGTGGGGGTCTACAACCGGAGGGCAAAACGCCTGTGCGCGAACTTAACCGAAGGTTCAAAGACCACCGCGGAGTGCCAGTCCGTGTTATCCGCTGGGAGCCAGAAACACAGCGCGTTATCTATCTGCGTGATGGCTACCAACACGAATGCTTCAGCCCACTTGAGCATTTCAGGCAAAAGTTCAGGGAGATAACGGACGATCATGAGCACTAAATTAACCGGCTACGTATGGGATGGTTGCGCGGCGTCGGGCATGAAGTTGTCTAGTGTCGCGATCATGGCTCGCCTGGCTGATTTCAGCAGCGATGAGGGAGTGTGCTGGCCGTCCATTGAAACTATTGCTCGCCAGCTTGGCGCAGGGCCGAGCACTATCAGAACGGCAATTGCTAAGCTTGAAAAAGATGGCTGGCTCACGCGTACACAGCGCCGTAATGGTAACCGTAATGCTTCGAACGTTTACCGCCTGAATGTGGCGAAACTTCAGGCTGCCGCATTTTCTCAACTGTCAGATTCTGACACGTCAAAATCTGACGCATCAAATTTTGACGCCTCAAAAGCTGACCCGTCGAAATCTGGCAAAAATGGCGGTTTTGACCCGTCAGAATCTGGCGGGGATCCGTCAGTAAAATCAAAACAAGATCCACAAGTAACTTCAAAACCCTCTTGTCCGGTTGCGGCGCAACCAGACCCTGAAGTCGTGATTACTGACCAGGCAATTTTGGTTCTGACCCATTTGAACCAGATCAGCGGATCCCGGTATCAGAAATCAAAAACATCCCTGGAGAACATCCGTGCCCGACTGCGTGAGGGATACAGCGTTGCAGACCTGCAACTTGTTATCGACCTGAAGCATGAGCACTGGCACGAGAACGACGAGCAGTACCAGTACATGCGCCCGGAAACGCTGTTCGGCCCGAAGAAATTCGAGAGCTATCTGCAAAGCGCTACCCGCTGGGAGCAGAAGGGACGGCCTAAACGCGCTGACTGGGGCGCGAAAAAGCGCGATGTGATGGCTTTTGGTCCGGTTGAAACAACGATTCCAGAGGGGTTCAGAGGATGACGTTAAACAAATATTGCCAGGCTCTGGCGGCACTGCGCAACAAACCAGCCCACGAACTGAAAGAGGTTGGCGATCAGTGGCGGACACCGGATCTGCTTTTTTGGGGTATCAACGCGCTATTTGGTCCATTAGTTCTGGACTTGTTTGCTGACGACGACAACGCGAAGTGCCCGGCATGGTACACCGCCGAAGATAATGCGCTGACGCAGGACTGGTCTGAACGTCTGGCAGAACTGGGCGGTGCAGGTTATGGCAACCCACCGTATAGCCGTTCGCAGTACCACGAGAAACAGGCGATCACCGGCATGACGCACATCATGAACTACGCAGCAGCCCAGCGCGAAAAGGGCGGTCGCTATGTATTCCTGATAAAAGCTGCGCCGAGCGAAACGTGGTGGCCGGAAGATGCCGATCACATTGTATTCATCCGCGGGCGCATTGGGTTCGATCTGCCAGTGTGGTTTGTACCTACTGACGAAAAACAAAAACCCACCAGCGCGTTTTTTGCCGGTGCCATAGCTGTATTCGATAAGTCATGGCGTGGCGAGCGTTTCAGCTATATCAACCGTACAGAACTGGAGGCAAAAGGGCGTGCGTTTATGGCTTTGGCACAATTTGCCACCAGCAAACCTCAACCAGCAACGGCCACACCAACAGTAGCTGGTAAGCCAGAAACAGAGTTGCCACTCACCCAGAAAGATATTTTTGATATCAGCGGTGTCGAAGCGTGGGCATGTGTTAGAGCTGCGTTCGGCGATAAAGAAGAATACACATTCAGTGAATCGAAGTTTGGGCATACCTGGGCGGCGGATTCTGTCGAATCACCTGAATTCACTCAGGTATCACCATTAATGATCGACAAAGCGAAGCTGCTTATTCGTGAGAGCATTTTGTTCGGTGTGGATGAGTGGCTGTTGTCGATTGAATTCGATGACGCTGCTGCGCGCCTGGATATGTCGGAACGTATTCGCACTGTTGCCCTTGAAGCATCCGGTGAATATGGCATGAACAGTGCTGATTTCATTGCAGCTATGGGAAGCCTGGAT